GCCATAGCCGTAGCTCTGCCCGCTGATCGGCTCCATGCGGAGCGGGATCCAAGGGAGATGCTCGGGCTTGTAACTGCCTTCGGTTTCCGGGATGACTTCCCCGCCGACTTCTTGGAAGACTCGATACTTCTTGTCTTCGAGGACGATGGCGGTGTAGATCTCCACGAACTCCGCATTGGGATCAATGTTCGATGCAGATGCTAGGACATCTTCCGGCAGGGCACGGGGGCTGATCTCTTCACGGATGACCATGGCCAGCACGTTGCCCGAGGGATCCCGTTTGATAACGAAGTCCCGCAGGTGGAAGACCTTGGCCTGACCCTCACGAGGGATGTAAAGGATGGCGTTCCCCGCCACCAGCAGGTGCTTCTTGGCTTCGTGAAGGTAGGGACGCAGAGCCCGACGCTCCATCTCAGCGTCCAGTGCCTTCTCGATACCTGCAAGAGCAGCGTCTACTTCACTACGAGCCTGACCCTCACCCAACTGAGCCAAAGCATCGGGGCTCAAACGAAGCCGGATGAAGCTCTGGTTCGGTGGGAAGAGTGCCAGCAGCAGCTTTGACGCCAGACTGTTGACACCCCGAGCCCCCAATCCCTGATAAGGAGTAGGTAGAGTTTGGTTCGTATGTCCCTCTGGGGGAACCAGACTCGGCAGAGTTAACTTGGAGACATCCCGCGCTCGGCGCAGGAAAGGCTCGCGGTCGGCTGTGCAGTTGTGGTAGAAACCCGCAGCCGTCTGGCCATCAATCATCATTGCGGGACTCCTGCGGTAGTAGGACGAGGAGCCACCGGAATACGCAGGCGAGACAGAGTATCTCGACCCCCTTGGTCACGGCGAGCCCTTGCGGGACGCAGCGCCTTAGCGAGAGGCAGCGGGGCCTCTGGCGGTGCCGCTGGGCGGCTAGGCGGACGGGGGGTCGGAGGACTGCACATACTACCTCTTGCGTTGGTTGAGGGACTCCTGCCTTAGATATTGTAGGACCGAGCGTCGCCCAATCTCATACCAATACTTCTCTGGTGGAACCCCAGGCTGCGGAAGATATTCCGGCAGCTTGCTACTTAGGGCCTCAAGAAGCTCAGGAGGGATAAACGGAAAGTCGTCATCGTCATCCATATGTCCAGCGTTATCTCTAGCCATCTGATAAGTAATCCCTCAGTTCCTTCACGGTTCTGGTGAAAATATGGGGGTCTGGCTCCCCTTGGCGGTCACGATAAAACTGCCATGTATGAACATGCCGACAGTCTGATTCGACCAGTTCCAAGACTTCCAAGACGGACTCTAACATCTGCCGGTCCTTGGCCTTACGCCCCGGACGCTTTGGCTGCTTCTCTTCAGTCATCGCTCCGAACCCATCCATTCTCAATGTCACGAAGAATCTCAGAAACCCGAACTCTTAGGTCCCCACGGGTGCCGTTATTCCCAATGTCATAAGTCAGGTTATCCTTTAGATAAATCCGGCCCCGACTGTCTCCAGTAAAACAAGTGCCGTTGCGACGCAAGTTCAGCACATGGACTTGATCTCCAAAGTGTTCCTTAAGGACCATGGCCTCCTCTTGGAAACCGCTGTCGGGGATGATGAAGTTCTCAAACCCCTCATCTTTCATCTCTTGGATACGCTCTGCCAGCAGCTTCCCGAAGATGTCTTTTCCGAACAAGGGCTTACAAAGCGTTTCGGATACTGCGATATAGACATCGCGGGGAGCTAGACCTCTAAAGTAAGGACTTGGTTCGTCTTTGCATAAATCGAACGCCTCACACAGCGGCACGGTCCCAGACCCACTCAGCATTCGCATAATTGCGTGTGCCGACATCTTGACTGGCTCAGCAAAACGCATGATGCGGGCCTTATCCAGCATCGCCAACAACATGTTGGCCGTAGTATCCTTCCCAACTCGGGGAGGTCCATTCAGCAGAAATATCTTCACGCGGGGTTCCAAAGGTTGACGGTGTTGGTTTCTGCGTCCCAATCTGAAGAACGCAGGATCCTTGCCATACGGGCATTCAAGAGAGCTTCTGACTCGGGCAGATCAGCCTTTGCATAGGCAGAGACCACTGTTTCCCAACTTGGGCTCTCCTTTTCTAGTAGACGTGCTGCTCGAACCATGCCGATCCCAGGGACACCCTTGTAGTTATCCGTGTTATCTCCTGCAATCGCTTGGGTCAGGAAAAAGAAGTCAGCATCTTCTTCACTCACAGCAACAACACCCAACTCTTTCTTGTCGGGGTTCCAGTGGTTGCCAGGAACAGACTTTAGGTCTTTATCAATCGTCACGATGATCCCGTTAGGATCGCGTGTCCCCAAGATCCCCAAGACATCGTCTGCTTCTAGCCTGTCCCAACGCAGCGCACCCTGCTCAACACTCCAGTCTCGAAGAGCACGGAACAACAGCGGCTTTCGTCCCGTTCGGTTGGCCTTGTATTCAGGCAAAAGGTCATGCCTAAAAGTGGGTCCGTTGCAACTGACGCAGACTACTAGGTCTCTACGAGAGATGTTTAAGTCCGCCGCGATCTCCGCTAGGGCGCAGGTGTAGTGGCCCTTGGCCTCCTTGATGTCCGCAGCGATAGACCAAAGGTCTTCACCCCAATCGCAGATGGTCTCTGCATTGATAGCAGCCCTGTAGATGACGATGTCACCATCAATATAAGCCTTAACCATGGTAGTCCCCGTGCTTCAATGCTTTGACCTGAGCTACGACACAATCCCTATACGGTCCTGGCTCCATACGCCGAGCCTGTAGGACTAGTTGGCCTTGAGCCTTCTTGACATACAAGTCAGGCAGCAGATCAAGCAGACACCTCTCTGCCCGGTCCCCACAGATCGTCCACCTCCAAGTGGGCCTAGTGTGGTTGGTTTTCATTGGTCGGACGCTGCCTCCCCAGCGGGAGACATACTCTTCCAGAATCCAAGGGAACACCCCAGCAATCTCAACACGCGGGGTGCCGCCAGCAAATCGAATGCAGCCATCAGCATCCAAGTATCCAGCCAAGTAGGCATTAGTGGGTTTCCGCCCAGTTAGATCCGACACGGGCTTCTCCGGTAATGGGGCAGCGGAGGTTAAGGATGTCTCCAGCTTCTTCAATCGACTGGACTGCAAGTCTTGCGGTTTCATCTGCGATGCTCTCCTTGACTTCGGTTTGCCACTCATCATGGACATGGGCCACCAAACACCAGTCATCTGGCATACGGTGCCCAGCACCTTCCATAAGATGCCGAAAACGAACAGTGGCAGTCTTAGTAGCAATAGAGCCCGCACTCTGAATCAGAGCGTTGAGGGCACTATGGGCAGAGCGAATGATGATCTTCCGACCATCTAGACCCTCTAGTTTCTTGTGCTTTGCGGCCTTGACTCTGACGGCTTGAGCCAGACGGTCTAGTGCTGGGGTCTTAGACATAAAGCGACGCCTCAGTTCTTTGCCCAACTTCCGCAACTTGGTGTCGCTCTTCTCGTCAGGCTTAGCAATTGAGCCCAGCTTTCCGTCGCCCGCACCATACAGGAACGCATAGATAAATGTCTTGGCCTGATCTCTAGTTGTCAGACCAGCAGTCTCTTGGTTCCTTGTATGGATGTCTCCCTCCAAGATGATCTTGGCGTATTCCCCGTTATCCCACCGGCTCATGTAGTGGGCCAGCAAACGTAGCTCAAGACCACTGACATCGCAGCCAACTAGACGATAGCCATCGGGGACACGGAAGAAACTGCGGCATTCCTTTCCGTATGCAGCACGCACACCAGGAACCTGCCCCATGTTTGGGCTGCTGTGGGTAAACCGATAGGTGATAGTGCCCATCGTGTTACACCTCCCATGCATACGCCCATCATCCTTGACCATCTTAAGCCAAGCTGCGCGGCCTTCAGCAATCTGACCAAGTCTCTTACTGATTAGAGAATACTCAACAAGAGGCTGAGCCTTGGGGAACTGCTGGCCGACTTCCTCCAAGATCGGCTCATCCATCTTAGGCTGGCCCTTGTTGGTGTATTCCTTGGCCTCCCACCCCATTTCTTGCAGTCGCTCAACGATTTGCTTTTCGCTGTTAGGGTTGAACGCCTGTTCTTTCTCCCACTTGAACTTGATCCCCGACCATTCTAGTTGCTTACGAACGTCAGGCTCCTGCCATGAATCCAAGGCGTAGCCGTCATGTTCTAACAGACGAAGCATTCGAGCCTTTTGGTTTTCGTAGGGACCGATCAGCTTCTCTGGCTTAGGGGGAAACGATGCTTGCAGTTGCTCCAACAGTGCATCTCGTCGGGCACCTAACACAGCGGCCAGCTTTTGAGCCTTCTCTACGTCAAACAAGAACCCGTGTCGCTCTTGCTGGCAGATGATCGTCTGAAGATGGTGCTCCATCTCAGCAGCCTTATCGCTTATGTCGCAAAGAACCAGATGTCGGGTCAGCGTCTTAGTGACCTCCACATCCTGGCGGCAATAAGCATCCATCTCTTCGCTCCAAGCATCCCAAGCACCCTGCTTGTCACCATAGTCTCCCTTCAACTTTCCCAAGCGGTAGCCCCACGCCTTCAGACTACTGCTGCCATACAAGTTGCGTGGTAGATTGTGTGAAGCCCGCGTGAAGTCCAATTGTTGGAGATTAGGGTATGCCAAGCGTGACAGCACCAGCGTGTCAATAACAATGCCGCTGGGCTTCCAGTTCGGATACAGCTTTTGGATCGCTGGAATATCATAGCCAATGATGTTCTGGCCAATGATCACGTCAGCACTCTCTAGGATGCCTAACGCATGGTCTATTGCTGCCTTCTCCGGTCCCGTCGTGGTAGCCGCAGCATCAGGAGTAGACATACCAATCGTATGAATCTTCGTAAGCTCATCAAGCAGTCCATCCGTCTCTAGGTCAAAGTAAATAGCACTAGAATGGACAGTCAGTTTCTTCAGATCCATCAGATACCTCTTGCATTAGGCCAGATTCAATATCGTAACGCAGTTTACAAGCTAGACCAGTGCGACCACTGAATCTGTTCTTGAGCACTACAACTTCGCTAGTATGTGGGTCCTCTCCCTGCTGGTCCCGCTGAATTGCAATGACCGCATCAGACAACTGGCTGATAGACTTGGACCCTCTCAGTTGATTTAGTTTGGGCCGCCCGCCCTCTTCGTGAGCCTTCTCACCGTTCGTGGGGCTCCGTAGGTGGCTAATGAGAACCATGCCCACACCAGTCTGCTCGCAGATGGACCGTAGCTCGGTCATCACGTTGTCGATCAAACGGCGCTCATCTCCATCGCCCCAGCCCGAGACCAAGATGCTTAGGTGATCGACGAAGACAAAGTCCACCCCCTCGGCCACCCGCATATACTTGACGCGCTGGGTCAAACCCTCTGCGTCCATCGACCCGAAGTGATTGAAGATCACCACATAGTTGTCGAAGACTTCTCTCCAAGTTGACTCTAGGGTCTCATCTGTCACACCTTCACGACTCAGGTGCAGGGGTCGCCCTAGTTCTGCGCTCACCAGTCGCTCTGCTGTCCTAGACAGGCTCTCTTCTAGACTGATGTAGCCAATGCGGATCCCCCTTTTGACCAAGCTGTGGGCAATCAAGCCAGCCACACTTGACTTGCCTACTCCAGTCCCCGCCGTCAGCGTCACCAACTCCTTGCGGCGCAGACCGTGCAGAAGGTTTGTCAGCCCCTCCCACGGATACTCCACCCCCGGATCGGGCTTCTTCAGGAGCGCCTCTAGGATCTCCTCGCTGCCCACGATCCCATCAGGACGCTTGGGGGCCGCAGACCAATAGAGTTCCTGGAGCTCGGCAGACTGACCCTGCTGCACGGCATCACAGATATCGTTGCAGCCTGAGGGCAGGTGCATGACCTTGACCTTCCCAGGGGTCAGCAGGTTGCACACTTCCTCTACAGCAGCGCGTCCTGCATCGTCATTGTCAAAGCACAGGATGACCGCATCAAACGATTCAACAAAGTCTAAGCACTTCGCGATAGCCTTACGTGCTGCGGGTGCTCCGTTCGGGACGCTAACGGCGGGCCAACGGTTGGCCTGACTCGGTAGACTCTGCCAAGCTAGTAGGTCCGTCTCACCCTCGGTAATCAGCAGGCGCTTGCCACCACTCTTAAAGCGATGCATTGGCCACAAGCGCATCTGCTTAGCGTCACCCAAAATGGTGAACTTCTTGTCGGCTGTCTTGACCTTCTGTGCGACAACCTGACCCCTGTCGTCACAGTATTCAGCAACTTGCACCTTCTGACCATTCCAAGTCGCCGTCCCATATCCGTTGCTACGAGCTACATCCAGAGTGATCTTTCTGCTGGGGACCGCACTATAGGTCACACTTAGAAGACCTGGGGCAGACTTCTTTTCTGTCTTAGTTTCGGCAGGCTTCTCAGACCCAGGGAAGTGAGTCTTACAACTAAAGCAGTAAGCATGTCCATCATCGTAGATCGCACATGCATC